GCTTGATGCGGTAGGCCATCCCGTGCTAGATGTTGAGCGTTCCGCCGTGGTGCGCGCTTGATGCTGCGTGCCACGAAGTGCGGCGCATGTTCAAAAAATCCCCACACCTTGCCAATTCTTCCGAGCCCCCAGACAAAGGCGCCGCGAAGCGGATGCGCATGTTTGACGCGCTTCCACCCAAGGTAAGGCGTGCGGTTTCTCAATCACAACGCGACTTCAGCGTGAAACGCCTGAAGCAGTCGGGTGGGGTGGGTTTGGCCGCTCATTCGGCGACGGGAATAGATGGGTCTCAGCGCTCCGAGTACCTTCCGACAATTAACTGCTCCATCCACACTGGAAAGCAACAATGAAATACTACGTCTACGAACTCGTAGACCCTAGAACCTCGCGCGTGTTCTACGTGGGCAAGGGCAGGGGTAAACGCATGCACGCGCATGAGCGGGAAGCCATCATCAGGCGCGAGATTAAGCCAGAGTTCTTGGCCCCGATCTTTGCCAAATATGGCATTGGGGTTGTGTAATGGCGAAGACCAAACGCAACGCGATGCTGATTGAAGAAGCCCGCGAAAAGATCAAGACCACCCAGCTCATAAATCGCTTGCAAAATCATGGGCTTGGCAAGGTGGAAATGACACAGACGCAAGTGCGCGCCGTAGAGGTGCTTTTGCGTAAGGCTGTGCCCGATCTGTCATCGGTACAACTCACCGGCAAGGACGGCGGCGCAATCGTGGTGAGCTGGGAGCGGTAGCTGGCCCGCCGCCTAATCATCCCGTACAAACCACGGGAAGCATTCCAAGGCTATCACGACAACAAAAAGCGCTTTTCCGTTTCGGTATGCCATCGCCGTGCGGGAAAGACCGTAGCCCGCATCAATCGCCTGATCCGCTCTGCGGTGGAAATGAGCAGGCCGTATCCTCCGGGCCGCTTTGCCTACGTTGCCCCGTTCCGCAAGCAAGCCAAAGATATTGCCTGGCTCTACCTGCAGCATTACGCGCGCCCGCTTATCGACATAGGCGCGAAGGTCAACCAAACAGACCTCTCCATCACATTCCCGCATAATAACGCTTTGATAGCCCTCCACGGGGCCGACAATGCCGAGTCATTGCGCGGCGTGTATTGGGACGGGGTTGTTGCGGACGAGGCCCAGGGCATCGCTAGAGCGACGCTGACAACGGTCATCATGCCGACGCTGGCGGACTACAACGGATGGCTTGACGCATCAGGCACGCCGCGCGGCTGGATCAATCTCTTGGGCGATCTGGTCAAGATGGCCAAGGCCAATCCGGAAGATTGGTATGTGAATATCCTGCGCGCGTCCGAGAGCGGCATCATCCCGCCGAAGGAGTTAGCCTTTCAGCGCGTGTTAATGAGTGAGAACGAGTACGATCAGGAATACGAGTGCTCATTTGATGCCGCCATTACAGGCGCGGTTTATGGCAAGTGGGTCGCGGACGCTCAGAAGTCTGGCCGCATCGGTGCAGTCGATGCCTTACCCGGTGTGCCCGTTAATACATCGTGGGATTTGGGCTTTGACGACTCCACGGCCATTTGGTTCTGGCAATCGCTGCCCGGTGAAATCCGCATAGTCGATTACTACGAGGCGGCAGGCGAAGCGATCCCGCATTACTGCGAGTTGGTGCGCCTCAGAGCCGCAGAGCGCGGCTACCGTTACGGCAAACACTACGTCCCACACGATGCCGCGAACGAGCTTCTAGCCGCAGGTGGGCGGTCGATAGTTCAGCAGGCGTTCGCCCTCGGCGTGAAGATGTACGTGGTGCCCGCCACGTCACAGCAGAACAGCATCGAAGCAACGCGCAAGACGATTCAACGCTGTTGGTTCGATGAAACCAAGTGCGAGATGGGGCTGAGCGCACTTCGCCAGTACCAATTCGAGTGGGATGAGGACAAGAAAACGTTTCGTTCCAAGCCCCGCCACGATTGGGCGTCCCACGCGGCGGACGCTTTCGAGATCATCGCGCAAGTGTGGCAGCTCCCGGCAGAGGTTGAGGTCGATTCAGTTCACCGCTTCCTGCACGACATGAAAGCGCACGAGATTTTCTGGCCCGAGCAGCAAGGGCGCAAATACGAAAGGATTTAGCTCATGGCCGGAATACAGTCATCGTTGACGGGCGTCCCCGTGAACATCACGGCCACGGCTAACGTTAAAGGCGTGTCCGGATGCTTAATGGGCTTTTTCGTTAATTCCAGCACGTCCGGTACAATCCAGTTTTACGACTCCGCGACCACGACCACGACCATGCCAATTACGGGCGCAATAACGCCCGCGGCTGGGAACTGGTATCCGCTGCCCGTGTGCTATTCCAATGGCCTGTATGCGGTCATCGGTGGCACTGCCCTCAACGTGACAATCGTCATCGGCTGATGGAAGCTGAAACCGCTTCGCCTGCCACAGACAAAGCGCCTGCGCCGAACGGTAAACGTACCGTTCAATCCTATGTCGCTGAGGTGAAGCTTTACGATAAGGAAGCGCAGGGCTGGCACGAGCGCGGCAAGCGGATAATTCGCCGCTACAAGGACAAGCGTTCGCCTCGCGACGGCAATTCTAACCGCTTCAACATGCTCTGGAGCAACACGCAAACCTTGCTCCCAGCGCTCTATGCAAAGCCTGCAAAGCCCGACATTGAGCGCCGCTTTAAGGATGCCGACCCGTTAGGACGGGTATCAGCGGACGTTCTGGAGCGCTGCACATCGTATTTTATCGCCTTGGACAAAACGCATCTCGCAAATCGTCAATGCGTGTTTGATTACCTGCTTCCCGGACGCGGTACCGCCTGGGTGCGCTACGTTCCACACTTCCGGGACATGGACCTAACAGGTTCAGAGGAAGTTCGCGGCGAAGGCCCGCAGACCTCAGACGATGCCGACACAGGCGACGCGCTTCCCAAGCAGGAAGTTTACTACGAGGAATGCGTCACCGATTACGTGCATTGGCAGGACTTCGGCCACAACGTGGCGCGGACGTGGGAGGAAGTGTGGTGCGGCTGGCGGCGCGTGTTCCTCGCCAAGGACGAGCTGCACGAGCGCTTTGACGAGACCTACACCAAGGCCAAAGTCGCTCTTATTCCGCTCGATCATGTCTCCAAAGACCTGAATGACGCCAAGATTGCGGAAACGCAGGCTAAGGCGACGATTTACGAACTATGGGACAAGCGCGACCGCAAGGTTCGTTGGTTTCACAAGGACCTAAACGAGTTCTTGGACGAGCGCGACGATCCGCTGGAGTTGGAAGACTTCTTCCCGTTCCCGCGCCCGCTCCTGACCAATCTGGCAAACGATAGCCTGATCCCGACCCCCGATTACGCGCAGTATCAGGATCAGGCGCAGGAGATCGACGAACTTACGGCGCGAATTGCCTCGATTACAAAGGCGATCAAGGTTGCGGGCGTTTATGACGCGAGCGTACAGGGGCTTACGCGGCTCCTAGCGGAAGGCGTTGAAAACCAGCTTTTGCCGGTTGAGAACTGGGCAATCTTCGCGGAGAAGGGCGGCATCGACGGTGCTGTGTCCTTTCTGCCAATCAGGGAAATCACCGAGGCGCTTATTGCGCTTTACCAAGCCCGCGAGAAGGTCAAGCAAGACTTATACGAGATTACCGGCCTATCCGACATTTTACGCGGCGCATCGAATGCGCAAGAGACTGCCACAGCGCAGCAGATAAAGTCGAACTTTGCCACGTTGCGGCTGAGTGACAGGCAGGCGGAGGTTCAGCGCTTCACGCGCGATCTGGTCCGCATCGTTGCCCAGATCATCGGCAAGCAATTTAGCATCGACACGATTAAGCAAATCTCAGGCGTCCGGCTGTTCGACAATTTGCAGCAAAAGCAAGCTATCCAAAGCGGACAAGTGCCGCCGCCGCCTGGGATCAAACAAGATACTCTCGCTACCATGTTGGAAGACCCCACATGGGAAGAGGTGGAAGCGCTTATACGCGACAACTGCGTCCGTTCGTTTCGCATCGACATCGAGACCGACTCGATCATCAAAGGCGATCAGCAGCAGGATCGGCAGGACGCGACAGAGTTCCTGACGGCGGCAGGCGGGTTCTTGCAGCAGGCCGTTCAGGCTGGACAGCAGCAGCCCGATATGATCCCGCTTCTCGCTCAGATGCTCATGTTTGGTGTTCGCCGCTTCCCGATTGGGAAAGAGCTTGAGAGCGCGTTTAACGTGACGTTACGCAAGCTGGAGCAGGCGGCAGCGCAGCCTCGCCCTCCGCAGCAAAGCCCGGATGCCATCAAGGCCCAGGCGCAAGCTCAGTTGGATCAGCAAAAGTTTAATGCTGACCAGCAGCAGGCTCACGCCAAGATACAGAACGACAACGCCCAGGCATCTAACAAGATGGCATCTGACGAGCGCGTTGCCGTGCAGAAAGCGCAATACGAGCGCGAGCTTCAGGAGCTGAAGATGCGCGGCGAATGGGCCTTGCGTCAGATGGAGATCGAAGCCAGCCAGCGCATGAAGGCGTACGAACTTGGGATGATTGCCCAGGCCGAGACTGCCAAGCATGAAATGAGCTTGCGCGCCCAGCATGACCTTGGATTGCAGAAGGAGCGCTGACGTGAGCAAGTTGGTTCTTAAGATGCCTGAGCCGGTTAACCCGGCAGATGTTCCGATCAATGAAACCTGGGAAGCTCGCGAGCCCGCAAACCCTCAAAGCGTCGGCCTTCAGCTTATCAAGGACATTGAGCCTTATATGGCGGTTGCTGCCGATGTGAACGGCAAGGCCCCGCTGATCCGCTCCCGCCGCGAGCACAAAGAATTTTTGAAGCGTAACGGCTACATCGAAATCGGGAATGAGCGTCAAACGCCCCGCAGTTTCGATACCTCAGCCCACCAAGGCGACGTTCGCCGCGATTTGAAGCAAGCCCTTCACATGGTCAAGGGCTACTAACCACCAGGAGAATCGATGCTGCCGGAACTCGACCCGGCTGAAACTCAGGAAACTGAGTCCATCAGCCTGCGCGATGAGCTTGCCAATGCCCTCAAGGAAGTAACGGAACGGGATAGCGCCCTTCCAGAGTCGGAAGCGGCAGAAACGCCGGGAGCACCAAAGGAAGATCGGCCCCGCGATGAATCGGGCCGCTTCGCCGCCAAGGAAGGCTCAGCACCGGCAAAGCCCGAGGCCGCGCCACAAGAGCCTGCCAAGGTAGAAACGCCGCCAAAGCCCGCCGCTACGCCTTCTGTGAAGGCTCCGCAGTCGTGGTCTACAGCAGCCAAAGCAGACTTCGACAAGCTGCCGCCGCACATACAGGCCGAGATTGCCAAGCGCGAAAGCGACGTTGAGAAAGGCTTTACCCGGCAGGACGAAGAACGCCAGTTCGGTCGCTCTCTCCGGGACATTATCAACCCTTACATGCCGATCATCACGGCAGAAGGCGGGACGCCACAGAAGGCTGTCCAGGAATTGTTGAACACCGCTTACTTGCTTCGTCGTGGCACGCCGGAACAGAAGGTTGCTCTATTCCGCGCCACGGCCCAGCAATTCGGCATTCCGCTTGACCAATTGGTGCAAGCGCCGAATTTCGACATTGACCCAAAGGTGCAGACGCTTCAACAGCGTTTGGACCAGATGGAACGCGATAGGCAGGCCGAGAAGGATGCCCGCGAAGCTGAAATGCGATATTCCCTGCAGCGCGAAGTTGACGCGTTCGCTGCCGATCCTAAGCATGAGCACTACGACAAGGTGACGTCTCACATGGCTGCACTTCTCGCCGGTGGTGCTGCGAAGGATATGCAAGACGCTTACGATCAAGCCTGCTGGGCGAATGCCGAAGTGCGCTCCACTCTTGAGGCTCAACGCATCCGCGAAGCTGATGAAAAGCGTAAGGCCGATGCAGCGGCGAAAGCCCTGCAATCCAAACGAGCCGCAGTCAGTGTGACAGGTGCGCCCGGCGCTGCCGTGCCAGCCAATCACAATCCTGAACGCAGCTTACGCGATGAACTCGCGGCCAATTTCGCCGCTGCACAAGGGCGACTCTGAGGCCGCATAAGCCACAGGAGGGCCTATTATGGCTCTGGTAAATCCATCCTCGACGCTTACGGAAATTGTTACTACGACGCTCCGTAACCGCACCGGCAAGCTTGCCGACAACGTAACCAAGAATACCGCGCTGCTCAATCGTTTGCGTAAGCGCGGCAAAGTCAAGACCGTTTCTGGCTGTCGTACCATCGTCCAAGAACTTGAATACGCGGAAAACGGAACCTACAAGCGCTATTCTGGCTACGAAGCCCTGAACATCGCTCCGTCCGATGTATTCACGGGCGCGGAATACAACTACGCCCAGTCGGCGGTTGCGGTCTCGATTTCGGGCCTGGAAATGCTCCAGAACTCGGGCGAGAGTGCCATCATCGACCTGCTCGAAAGCCGCATCGGCAACGCAGAGCGGACGATGATTAACAACACCTCCGTCGATATCTACTCGGATGGCACGGCGGACGGCGGACGCCAGATCGGCGGGCTTCAGCTTTTGGTCCCGTCCACCAACACCAACACGGTGGGCGGCATCAACGCCAGCACGTATTCCTTCTGGCGTAATGTCGCGTTCTCTGCCGCTACCACGGGCGGCTCGGCTGCATCGGCTGCGAATATTCAGAGCTACATGAACCGCGTTTGGGTTCAGCTTGTTCGCGGTGCGGATGCCCCGGACCTTATCGTTGCGGACAACAATTACTGGCGCTTTTATCTGGAAAGCCTGCAGGCAATCCAGCGCCTTGTCAGTGACTCCGAAGCGCAAGCGGGCTTTTCGTCTCTGAAATACATGACAGCAGACGTGGTGCTCGATGGCGGCTTCGGCGGTGCGGCTCCGTCCAACACCATGTACTTCCTCAACACCAACTATCTGTTTTTCCGCCCCCATGCGGATCGCAACTTCTCCCCGTTGGGCGATGAGCGCTTCGCGGTCAATCAGGACGCGATGGTCAAATTGATCGGCTTTGCCGGGAACATGACGACATCGAATCGCAGCCTGCAAGGCTACCTCGGCGCGTAACGGACCCAGAGAAGGAGATTAAACTATGACTTACGTCATCACTCAGGGCCGTGCCATCGGCATCCCGGACCTCTTCGCGGTTTACACCACGTTGGGCACCCCGGGCAATTCCAACCTCCCCAGCGTTCCGACCGAGGCGCAGCTTGGCGAGATCGTTACCGCATACGATGTTGCATCGAATGCGGCGGCGACTGGCGCGGGCGGTTATGGCGAGTTCATCTTGCTCGCTGTTCCGACCTCGACCAGCGTCACGGCTGGCCTGTATTACAGCTTCACGCCATCGGACTACAAAATCGCGGCGCTACCGACTTCAGCGGGCACCACGACCACGAGCGGTATTCCGATTGCGCTGGCTGTTAACTCGGTTACCTCAAACGCCTCCAGCGTTCAGTACACTTGGTTCCAGGTGGGTGGACGCGGCACGGCGCTGAAAACCGCTGTTGCGGCTGCTCCTAACGTGCCTGTGTATCTCAGCGGCACGGCTGGGCGCGTCCAGTTCACCGGCTCGGCGTTCAAAGGGTTCGTTGGTGTCCGCACCGCGAACGCCACGACCGTTGCATCCGGCACTTCGACGGTTGCCGTGTACATGAATGGCCGCCCCTGCATCACGGTGGCCATCTAATGCTTCATATCGTCTGTCTGAAAGCTGGCACAAAGTACGGCCCGGAATACGTAAACATCCTTTACGACATGGTGTCCCGAAACTTGCCCGAGGGGTTCGACGGCGATTTTACGTGCTTTACTGACGACATCAGCGGCCTTTCCCCCTCTATTGCAACGAGGCCGTTACCTCATCCTGGCTTGAATGGTTGGTGGAATAAGATTGCCCTGTTCAAGCCGGGGCTTTTCCCCGATGGCGACCAAGTTCTGTATTTCGATTTGGATACCGTTATTACGGGGCCGCTCGATGAGATCGCGTCTTATCGCGGCGACTTTGCCATCCTCCGCGACTTTTACCGGCCTGACGGGCTGCAATCGTCCGTCATGTCGTGGCGCGTCTCAGTGCCTGAAATTGTTTGGGATGCATGGTCGGCGGCAGATTGCCCGCAAGACTTCCCGGAAGGTGACCAGTTCGTCATTGAGCAGGTCATGTGCGAATGCGTTGACATCTGGCAAGACCTCTATCCCGGCCAATTTGCCTCCTATAAAGTCCATGCAAGCCTCGGCATTCCCAAAGGCGCAAACGTTGTCGTTTTCCACGGTGAGCCCCGTCCGCATGAGTGCGGCGACTGGGTGCCGTATGTGTGGAAGGTCGGCGGCGGTGTAAGCGCAAGCCTTGTCTTTAATCCCAACGTTCCGCTTGCGACCATCAAGGCCAACATCGCGTCCACGAAAGCGCGCGGCGCGGAATGGTTGAAAGCCTCAGAGCCGCACGAGGGCGAAGCGCTCATTGTTGCGGGCGGGCCTTCCATGAAGGTGGACTTGCCGTCGATTGCGGCACGTGCCCGTGGCGGTGCGGCGGTATTCGGCATCAATAACGCGGCAAAGTTCCTGCTTACCCATGGCCTCTGCGTTAACGCTCAAGTTATCTCTGATGCGCGCCCGGAAAATTGTGATTTTGTTCTGCCCGGCATCGTGCTCGCGGATTGCTTCTTTGCCTCCCAGTGCGATCCATCCGTCCTCGACGCGGCTGCAGATCGGTTGACGTGCTTTCAGCTTCTCACGCCGGAAATGGAGCCGAATGAAAAGGACATGATTTACATCGGCGGCGGCACCACGGCAGGGCTGCACGCCATCGTTATTGCTTACGTCCTCGGATATCGCAAGATTCACCTATACGGCTTCGACAGTTGCTATGAGGGCGATGAGAACCACGCCTACAAGCAACCGCTTAACGATGGCGAGCGCATTATCGAGACAATTGTTGGCGGGCAGACGTTCCGTTGCGCTCCGTGGATGATTGCCCAGGCCGACGACTTCAAGGGCCTAATTCCTCAGCTTGTCGGTATGGGATGCGAAATACACGTTCATGGCACGGGGCTTATCCCCCATATCGCTAAACTCATGGTTCCGGGTGCAATTGACGGCGAGTTAAAGCTTATCGATGGCATATGGTGGCCTAATAAGGACCAATACGCAGCCCCAGCGCTGAACCGTGAAAAGAATGATATCCCCCGCATCCTCCACTATGTCCCGAAGCGTGACGTGGTGGTGCAGGCGGGCGGCAATGTCGGCATCTGGCCGCATGAGTTCGCTGGCCACTTCCGCAAGGTCTTCACGTTTGAGCCCGATCCTCTGAATTTCGAATGTCTTAAACGCAACACCGAGAACGATCTAAACATTGAGCGCTTCAACATGGCGCTCGGCTTTGAGCCCGAGACAATCGACTTGCAGCGTGATGCTGAGAATTGTGGTGCGCATTATGCCAAGCCCGGAACGTCAATCGACGTGGTCAGCATTGACGACATGCAGCTTACAGACTGCGATCTGATCCAGCTTGATATTGAGGGCTACGAACTCAAGGCCCTAAAGGGTGCTCGCGAAACTATCGCGAAAAACAAGCCCGTTATCGTGACCGAGGAAAAGGGCCTTTCGCGCCGCTACGGCAGCGAGGACGCCGACATTTTGGAATTTCTTGCCTCATATGGATACCGCGTAGCGGAACGCATCAATAACGATGTGATCTACGTCGCGGCTTAACAAAGGAGAGGACTGCGTGGACTTGGTTTCGCCGACAATTACGCAACGTGGGAATAACTACGATGTGTCTCACGGATCGGATGCAAGCTTGATTGTTGAGTTCGTCATGGAGCCCGTTTTCATGGAGGCGAAAAGCACCGGAGCGGGCCGCAAGATTTATGAAGATCGTCCGTACATTCACATCCGCTTTCCCGGCGACAAGACCCGCGAAATTTTTCGCCCCATTCAGGAAGATGACAAAGACCGATTTCATCGCCAATGGGCCGCATTCGAGCGTCAGAACGTCCAATCCCATACCGGCACACCGATTGAGCAATATCCCCCACTTTCCAAGGCCCAGGTTTTGGAACTCAAAGCGATCAACGTTCACACCGTGGAGCAGTTGGCCAATATCCCGGATTCGGCAGGTCACACGGTTGGTATGGGTTTCCGCGAGTTACGTTCAACGGCCCAAAAATGGCTTGAGAACGCGAACGGCGGCGCGGCAGTCACGTCGATGCAGGCTGAGATTGAACGCCTCAAGGCGGACCTTGAAGCGCAAAAGGCGCTTTTTATCGAACACTCTCAGAAGCGCTCCAAGCGCAAAGAAGAAGGAGAATAAGCCATGATTAAAGCGAAAATGATGGGCGTGGGAACGCCGCCGATGATGGCGCAGGTAACTGTCGGAACTGTCACGAACACCCTTACCGCTAGCGGCTCCACGCAGGGTACGGCGCTGGCTATTAGCGACGATGTCAACATTTTCACGACCGTTGCGGCTTCAACCGGCACAATCCTGCCGGGCTCCACGCTTGTTTCGGCTGGCGATAATATATTGGTTGTAAACTATGGCGCGAACGCGCTGACGGTCTATCCGCCCACAGGTGGCAAGATCAACAATGGCTCGGCCAATGCGGGCGTTTCCGTCGCGGCCAATAAGAACGCCGAATTTGTCTGTATCAATGGCACCGACTACATCGGCCTGCTGAGCGCGTAATGGCTAAATCCCTCCTGACCTTGCTCGGTAATGTTGCGGACGAACTTGGCATTCCGACGCCAACGTTTATCTTCGGCAATACTGACAATCAGGTAAAGCAATTGCTTGCCCTCTCTAACCGGGAGGGCAAGGAATTTGCTGCGATGGGCACGCCGTGGGGCGGGTGGCCTCAGATGCGAGGCGAGCAGATTATTTCGCTTGTCTCGGTCGGGAGCTACACGGGCAACACCACGTCCGGCTCTACGACCATTAGCGGCCTCTCCAGCGTATCGGGGGTTCAGGTCGGATACGGTGTGACTATGAACGGCGTTCCCAACGCTTCGGTGGTGACATCGGTCGGCGTCAATAGCGTGGTTATCAATCAGCCCGCTACCGTCACGGCCACCGGAACCTCTGTTAGCTTCGGGAAGGTCGCTTATGACTTCCCCTCGGATTGGCAGTTTTTCCTCTCTCAGACCCAGTGGGATCGTAACTTCCGCTGGCAGCTTTTAGGCCCTCTCGATGCTCAGGAATGGCAGGTCTTAAAGTCGGGCATTTCTCCGACAGGCCCGCGCCGCCGCTTCCGTATTATGGGCGGTAAATTCTATATTGATCCCGTCCCGAGCGCGCAGGAGAACGGTTACACGCTCGTCACCGAGTATATTACAAACACCTGGTGTACATCTTCGGGCGGCACGCTTCAGACCGAATGGGCGGCAGATACTGACACGTACCTTCTGGACGAGGATAGCTTTATTCTCGGGGTCAAGTGGCGCTGGAAAGCCGCTAAGGGGCTCCCCTACGCCGAAGAGCGCGCCGCCTATGAAGCACAGGCCATGCGTGCCGGAAGCCGTGCCGGAGGCGCTAGGGCGCTCCCGTTGAATGCTTCGGCATCGGGGCTGCGTCTACTCAATAACCAGAATGTTCCGGATTCGGGCTTTGGAAGCTAGATCGATGACTTACGCTGAAAGCGCAAAGGCTCGGTTGCTGACCAAGATTGAAAAGATGCCAAGCGGTTGCTGGCGCGCTCATGGCTAAGGTCTCCGCTTTCGCTCGCCAACGCAGTGGCACGCCGCTGGACAAGCAGCGGGGAGGCTTGGGCAGGGTAACGTCCATTCCGGCTCCGGTCGGCGGCCTGAATGCGCGCGACTCCATTGCGAACATGCCGCCCACAGACGCCATTCTCATGGAGAACTGGTTTCCGTATCCGTCCTATATCCAGGTGCGGAACGGGATGACCGCTTACGTGACAGGCTTCAGCTCTTGGGTTGAAAGCCTGATGATCTACAGCGGGGCATCTTCTCGCAAGATGTTCGCGGCCTCCGGGACTGCTTTCTATAACGCTACGACCGCAGGCGCGGTTGGTGCTGCGGTGCAAAGCGGACTTACAAACGCTCGATGGGAAAGCGTCAATTTTGGCACGTCTGCCGGGCAGTATATGTACGCTTGCAATGCTGTAGATAAGCCGCGGCTTTATGACGGGACGAACTGGGTTGCGGTGGATGGCGTTTCGGTGCCTGCGATTACAGGCGTTACGACCACAACGCTCCGCAGCCCGGCAGTATGGAAAAGCCGCATTTGGTTCGTTCAAGACGGGACCATGAAGGCTTGGTATCTGCCTACGTCCAGCATCGGCGGTGCGGCGCAATCTATCGACTTCGGCGCCGAGTTTAAGTTGGGCGGCTATCTGCAATCCATCATCACGATGAGCATCGATAATGCTTCCTCGCTTGATGACTATATCGGGTTTTTGTCTAGCGAGGGCGAGTTGCTTGTCTATCGCGGGACTGACCCGGCTGTTGCGGGTGTGTTCGGGATTGTTGGCCGGTATCGGCTCGGACGACCCATCGGACGACGCTGTTTCTTCCGCTACGGGGCCGACACTATCATCATTTGCGCGGACGGGTTTACGCCGTTCTCTTCGCTGTTAATGAGCAACCGCGACAACCTTTCTAAGCAGCTTTCCTACAAAATCCTAAACCTCGTTAATTCAGACGTTCAGAGCTATTCGGCAAATTTCGGTTGGCAAGGCATCCTCTACCCAATCGGGAACAAAATCATTATCAACGTCCCGCAGGTGGAGAATAATACCCAATATCAGTATGTGATGAACACCATCACAGGCGCTTGGTGCAAGTTTACTGGCTGGAATGCCTGCTGTTTCTCAGAGATGGGAGACAATCTATTCTTCGGTGGATCGACGGCTGTTTACCAGTGCGATACCGGCGATGACGACAATGGCTCATACATCAACAGCAACGTGGCCCCGGCCTATTCGTATTTCGGCACGCGCGGCACGAAGCTGTGGACGATGATCCGCCCGGTTTTCCAAACCAGTAGAACGCTTGCTGCGCGGATCTCGGCCAATACAGACTTTGCCACCCCTGCGTTGGGTTTAAGCGACATTACCTCAACGGGTGAAGGCTCGACGTGGGACTTGGCCCCATGGGACACAAGCCCGTGGGCGGTGTCGGATCAGGTGCAACGCCTTTGGCAGTCTTTTCCATGCACTGGCTTTGCGGTCACGCCGACAATCTCGATGAGCACTAAGTCCATCACGGCGAAGCTGCATTCGATTGACTACGTTTACGAGCCGGGCGGGATACTCTGAAAGTGAGGCGTCTCGTCTTTGACCGTCAACCAGAATTGGCGGCATGGATCGCAATTCGCATCGGAAGCCCGCTTGATGATTGCAAGTGCATCGGCGTTGAGCGTGACGGGCGATTGATTGCAGGCGTTGGCTATTCCAATTGGACGCCTAGCGTCGACATCCGTATGCACGTTGCCGCCGAACATGGCGAGCCATGGCTTTCGCGAAAAGCGCTGCAAGCGTTTTTCTATTACCCATTCATTGAGTTGGGGGTTAGGCGTGTTTCAAGCCTGATACTCCCGAGCAATTCTCGCTCCATTCGGCTGTCTGAGCACTTGGGCTTTAAATCCGAAGGCCGCATTCGAGAAGCGTGGCACACCGGCGACGATCTTCTACTTTATGGACTCCTCAAGCGGGAATGTAGGTATCTGCCATGAAATCAACTCCAAAGGCTCCCACGCCTCCCGATCCCGTAAAGACGGCGGAGGCGCAAACCGCGTCCAATCTTTCAACGGCGATCGCAAATGCGGAATTGAACCGCGTTCCCGTAAGCACTCCATGGGGCAATCTCGATTACACCGTGACGGGCACGAACCCTGACGGCACGCCGCAATACTCGCAATCAATTACCCTCTCCCCGACCGAACAGCAGAAATTTGATCTTGCCCAGCAAGGTGATATTGCCTTAGCCAATACTGGACAAGGCATGTTGGGACAGGTCAATGACGCCTATTCTCAGCCCTTCAGCCTTGGCGGGGCTCCATCGCTACAAAGCGGCGTTCCGCAGTCCAATTATTCCGGGCTGCCATCAATGCCAACAAGCGTTCCGACCTCGGATTATTCGGGCGCTCCTGGAATCCGCTCCAGCGTCTACCAAGATGGGCAGACGACCGCGAATGCGATCAAGCAAGCACAGGACGCGGCCTACAGCACGCAAACTCAATATTTGGACCCGCAATTCCAGCGTGACGAAGCGGCCTTGCGCAATCGCCTTGCCAATCAGGGCATCACTGACGAGGGTTCGGAAGCCTACCGGAATGCAATAGACCAGTTTAACGCGGGCAAGAACCAAGCCTATCAGGGCGCTCGGAACGCGGCGATGACGGCGGGCCTTGCTGAGCAAAATACGCTATTCGGCCAAGCGGCACAGGATGCGGCGCTCGGTAACCAAGCCCACTCCATGGGGGTATCGGACGCGAACAACATCTTTAACCAGAACATTACCAATGCGGGCTTGGCTACGAATGCGCGTCAACAGGGGGTCGGCGAGGCCAATACGCAATTCAGCCAAGGCCTGCAGAACGCTGAACTGTCCAACAACGCGCGCAATCAGTATATTTCGCAGCTCATTGCGCAGCGCAATCAGCCCTTGAACGAATACAATGCGCTTATGACGGGCTCTCAGGTGAGCCAGCCAGTTTTCCCGAATACGCCGACCGCTAATATGGCCGGAACAAATGTGGCTGACATTACACAGAATGGCTACAACAACCAGATGAACGCCTACAACGCGAAGCTGGCATCCCAGAACGCCATGATGCAGAGCTTGTTCGGGCTAGGTGGTCAGCTCGGCGCAGCTGCAATCTTGTGAAAGACAACATCCGCCGCATCAGCACGACGCCGGGCGGGCTTGGCGTGTACGAGTTCACCTACAAGAACTCGGATGTTCTTTAGATCGGCGTCATGGCCGACGAAGTCATGGAAGTGCAGCCCGAAGCAGTCATTCTTGGCGATGATGGTTTCTATGTCGTTAATTACGGGATAGTACGCTAATGGATACAACATTCGACCCGTTTGCCGCACATGGCGATGATGGTTTCTATGTCGTTAATTACGGGATAGTACGCTAATGGATACAACATTCGACCCGTTTGCCGCACAGCGTGAAGCGAACAAGGCTCAAATGCTCGCCCAGATCATGCAGGGCAGCCAGTTTGAGCCTCCCAAGCCCAATGCAATGGCGGGAACGCAGGTAATCCCTTATTCGCCTGTTACAGGCATTGCGAACATGGGTAGCCAAATCCTTGGCGCATACATGCAGAAGCGTGCTCTCGATAAGCAGAACACGCTAGACCAGGTCCGCGCGCAAATGCTGGCGGATGCTATGAAGCCGCATCTCGACGCGCAATCCCAACAGGCCATGATTGACAACCAGATGCCGGGGAATGTGGCTGACCAAGCGGGCCACATGGTGCAGCCTACGTCGGATGACATGGTGCAGGCGGCGCTAAAGACCGGCGACATGAAGTTCGCGGGGCCGCTCTTGGCGGAGGCGATCAAGAGCCGGATGCAGAACGAGGCGAAGGCGAATGAGCCGATTACGCCTTATCAGCAGGCGATGATGAAGGCCGAGCAAGACCGCTTCAATCAGACGCAGGCCGAAAGTGGACGCCGCTTTGATCTTGGCGAACTCGATAAAGCCCAGGCTGGCGTTGATACCGCCATGGAGCAGTCGCGGAATTACAATCTCGCGCTCCAGGGGCGGGCAGAGGCGAAACGGCATAACCTTGCGACTGAGGCACAAGCGGCGAAGTCCGAACAAGATCAGGCGAATAGGCCGGTTCCTGCTGGGCTTGGCGGTACATTCCTCGTGCGCGATCCAAATGCGCCAAGTGGTTGGGCTCCAGCAAATCTGACCGGAGGGGCCAACGATATTCAGGTGGACCCCAACAGCAACAATTTGTCTGCACAGACCGGACTTTCAGAGACGGCTATTGCCAATGCCACTGGACGGCTCACTGGACGAAGCGCTGGCATACAGATGATGGCGAATAAGGAATTGCAGGATTGGGGCATTAAGAACGGGAAGAACATCGACACTCTGAAGCCGCAGGCTGCGGCGGCGTTCAATATTCTCCAGCAGAACATTCAGCGGAATAATCAAGCGGGCATTCTTGAAAACGAATTGCAGGGCAGCGCCGAAAATCTGCAACCAATTCTCGACCAGGCATATCGCGGTAGGGTCAACTTCGCCAATGTCATTGCGGCATGGGGCGGCAAACAAGTGAATGATCCTCTTGCCGTTCAGGTGGCAGATCAACTTGCGCGCTATCGCCAAGAGTTAGCAGGGTACAACGCGGTTGCTGGCGGGCACCTTTCGCAGAATGGTACGCCCGATCCGCACCCGGATGATTTCAGGGCGGCTGAAAACGTTATCTCACAGGGCGTCAATTCCGGCAGCGTGAAAGCCATTGCCGATAGCGTGAAGATGAGCGCTGTGAAAAACAGTAAAGTTCTGCAAGATGCAATCGACAAGGCTAATGTCGATTATTACAAACTATTCGGTGCCGCATATCACCCCCCGAAAGGCTCTGCCGCACCGCAGGTTCCTGCGAACCAGCGCGTCCCATTAGCAGCGCCAGGAGGGCCGCAGGCCAATTGGGGTGGTGGTAAGCAGCAAGACCCCCAAGCAATTGTCGATGAACTCCGCCGCCGTGGGGTAATCAAATAATGAGCGATGATCTGTCACAAATCCCGACAGACCAGCTTTTGCAGATGTTGCAGTCGCACCCGGCTGTGCAGCAGCCACAGGGCCAACCCGATTTCCTGCACAACAAAACCTTCGCTAATACGGCCAGCGAAGCCTATGGCGCTGCATCTCCGCTCCTCGGACTCAACTCCATGCTGGATCATGCTATGTACGGCGGGGCTGGACTTCTCGCATCAGCGGGCGGACTTGCGCCGAATCCGGTCAGCGATTGGCTCATGGATAAAGCAAAATCCGGCGATAAAGTCGCGGACGCGATCAAGAAATGGAAGGACGATTACCGCGCACGATCAGGGCAAAACGGCTTCGACTGGTTTGAGCTTGCGGGCAATGTTGCGTCTCCCGTCAATAAGCTTTTCCCCGCTGCTACATCGCTTCCAGAAGCCGTAGGGCAGGGTGCAGCATATGGAGCTATGCAGCCTACTCAGGGCGGCGACATGGGCCAGAAGCTCGTTAACACCGGCCTAGGAGGCGCAGGCGGGGCGCTAGGATATGGCGTGGGCAAGGGTGTCGAAGCGCTCACGAGCAAAGCGCCAGAGGCCGCACCTACCATTGACGAACTGCGCACGACAGCCAATGCGGCCTATAAGGGCGCGAAAGATGCAGGCATAATTGTGGACAAGACGAGTTTCGGTGACGCCGTGAAAGCTATGCGCGACAAGGCCGTGGACGAGGGGCTTGATCCGATCCTGACGCCCATGTCGAACCGCGCAATCGAGCGCCTCCAAGAAGTCCAAGGCGATCATATTACTCTTGATGGCATCGAGCGCCTTCGCCGCATTATCGGCATGGCCGCGGGCGGGCCGACGCGGGATGACCGCCGCATCGCTTATCAGATGAAAGATGCCTTGGACGATTATGTTGAGGGCCTCACGTCCAAAGATTTGGTAGGCGGCGACGAAAGCAAAATCCCACTGCTTCAGACCGCACGCGATGCATGGTCGCGTATGCGCAAAGGCGAGACAGTCGAAAACCTCATCGGGCGCGCGGAAACCCGCTCCAGCCAATTCTCAGGGTCTGGGTTTGAAAACGCTTTGCGGACAGAGTTCCGCAACTTCGCCATGAACGACAAGAAGATGCGCGGCCTCTCGGCGGAAGAACAAGACGCAATCCGCAAAGTGGCGGAAGGTGGCCCTGTTGCCGATGTGATGCGCTTCGTCGGAAAGTTCGCCCCCCGCGGCGTGGTGAGCGCTACCCTTGCGCATTCGCTTGGAGGCTACGGACTTCCCATCGCGGGAGAGGCAGGCCGGCAGGTTGCCACTTATGCGACCGCTCGCAATGCACGCTTGGCTTCAGAGCTTATGCGCCGCGGAGTTCCGGCAGTTTCAACGCCCGCGCCTTATAACGATCTCGTCTCGGCGTTGCTCCAATCGAGCGGGCGCGCCGGGGCCATCCCCGCTGGGCGCGCTCTCACGGACAGTTTTGCTGGGACGCCAATCGGCCCGTAATCCACGCTTCTTGAAGTAATCCCGGTTCCGATGAAACGGAGCCCACAGCAGAGGCGCAAGGGCAGATCCCAAGCCAATTCTTAGCGCGTCGCTCCAATCGATCATTTTCATACCTTAGCACCAAATCAGGAGTTGCCAATGGCCTTTAACGGCTCGGGAACGTTCAACCGTCTCTACAACTGGGTTAACGACGCCGCATCCGGCATTAAAATCCGTGCAGATCGTATGGACGCGGAAATGAGCGGCATGGCGACCGGCCTTTCCAACTGTATCTGCAGGGATGGTCAAAGCACCACAACAGTCGCCATCCCCTTTGCGCAAGGGGTAAAGCTTGGTGGTGGGTCAAATACGCTGAGCACCTACGCGGAGGGCACTTTTACGCCGTCTCTGACATTCGGCGGCTCGTTTACAGGCGGGTCTCTGTTGGCGGCGCAGGGAAACTATATCAAGGTCGGAAAATTAGTTGTCTTCAACCTCAAAATAACAATGGGCGCTAAGGGCAGTAGCGTGGGAACTTTGTTCATCGGTGGATTGCCATTTACGTCAGCTAATATTGACCCAGTATGGCCGCTATCAGTCTTCCATCACATGTTGAACTTGTCTGCTGGCTATACGCAGGTCTCAGGATACGTAGATAAAAACGCAACCACAATCAGCATGCAACAGACGGGCGATAACATTTCTGCAACAGGGTTTACCGATGCTGACTTTACGGCATCGACAACGGTCATCGTTCTGTCCGGCTGCTACATGGCGGCTGCTTAATGAAGAACCGTCCCTGCAAAATAGCATGACCATGCTCGCCCTTGAAACCGCCTCCCGCTTTATCAAAGAGAGGGAAGGGTGCAGGCTTGAGGCTTACGGTGATATTGCCGGGGTTATGACTTGCGGCTGGGGAAGCACAGGCCCCGACATTAAGCCCGATACCGTGTGGACCCAAGAGCAGGCCGATACGCGGCTTTTGAAGGACTTAAGCGGCGTCATTCTTACCGTTAGGCGGGCTGTAAAAACCCCTATCACAGATAGCCAGTGCGCCGCTTTGGCGTCATTTGCCTACAACGTGGGGGAAGGGGCTTTTCTTAGGTCCACGCTGCTCGCGCTGCTCAACGATGGGCAGGTGATCGACGCGGCAAAGCAATTTGTTAGATGGGACCAAGCAGGCGGCAAGGAAGTTAAGGGCCTTCTCCGCAGGCGGTTTCTTGAAGCGGCGTTGTTTCTGGAAGGGTGATGAAAGCCGCCGTCTTTATTTACCCGAAGCGGCTTTCACCTGGCGACCCTACGGAACCACCGAGGCGGCTGCGGATCTGGGCAGGACCCTTATACCGCACTCGCCGGAAGCGAGCAACGATAGGAGATAGAATATGAACTCGGACCAAATTAGTTCACTCGTTCGCGCCCTTATGCAGATCGGTGGTACGGCTCTTGCCGCTCATGGCGTTATCCTCCCTGACGCTCAGTGGCAGTCGATTGTCGGCGGCGTCATCGCCATTGTCGGCGTGGTGTGGTCTCAGGTCTTCCACGCGAAAAACGGCGCATGACAGCGGCCATCGCCTTCCTCGCCTTACTCGGACTGTCAGCCGGGATAATCTGGCTGGCAGCCCGCCGTAGCGGCTCTAATGCGGTCAAACTCGAAACCGCGAACGCTCTCAACGATGCCGCAAAGAGGATCAACGATGCGCAAGCCAATGCTCCTGTTAGTCGCGATGATCTTGTGCAGCGGTTGCGCAATGAAGGTTTATAATGGCTGCGATCTGTTGGCGTTGAAATCGTATCCTAAGACGTACAGCGACAAGCTTGCGGATGAGATCGAAAAAGCGCCAGCGGATTCTGTGTGGCCTATGGCTATCGGGGATTACAGGGCGCTGAGAGCGGCAGTGCAGGCATGTAAAAAATAAGGCCAAGAGGGACGGCTACCGCAAAATGAACCGTCTGTCCCGGCCATTGGCAGCTATCAAAAACTCAACCGCGGAAGGCTGAGCCTCTGGCATGACAAACGATAAAATAGATGACGCCTTCGATCTGGCCCAAGAGGCAAAGGATATGGCCCGCGCGGTGGAAACCAAGCAAACAGCCCATGAGATATTATGCACTGAACGATGGACCCAGAGCCGCCTTGTCATGGACGAGGTACGCGCGGATATGAAGCTACTGATCCAGAACCTTAATCAGCAAGCCGGGGCGGTCAAATTTGGGAAAGCCCTATATGCTATCATCGGCGCTTTTGGAGCGGCGGCGGTGTGGATAGCGTCTCATATTACGTTCATGCGGTGACGCCCATGGCCCACGTTTCCGATGACTTCCTCAGGGATGTTCTAAGGACTTACGAGGCAAGCGGAAGCAACGCAGAGGCAACAGCCCGGGCAATGGGTAAACCCGGTACGACCGTAAAAAACTGGCTCAAGATTGCCCAGCGTCGAAACGTAACGCTCAATAAGCCTCAGTTTGAAGTCGCACCGATCCCAAGCGAGCATCTCTCCCGCGAAGAATTGATTGCCTTCCGCAAGAAACAATTCCAGGCCAAGCGAGCGCACCAAGAGGCTAAGCGCCTCCGTGATGTGCGCGTAAGGCTGATTGGCCCTATCGGCATCGTCCATTTCGGTGATCCGCACGTAGACGATGACGGGACGGATATTGGCCTGCTCGAAGATCACATGCAGATCGTGAAGAAAACCGAGGGGCTTTTCGGGGCTAACTTGGGCGATCTATCAAATAACTGGATAGGCCGACTTGCCCGGCTATGGGCACAGCAAGGCACGTCATCTGCCCAAGCGTGGCAGCTTGTAGAGTGGATGTGCCATTACATCGACTGGCTATATCTCGTGGGCGGCAATCATGACGCATGGAGCGGAACGGGCGACCCGCTCAAATGGATCATGGGTCAGGCGCAAACCGCCTTCGACTATTCCGGCGTTCGTATCAATTTGAAATTCCCAAACGGTAAAGCCGTCCGCATCAATGCCCGGCATGACTTCTCTGGCAACTCCATGTGGAATCCGGCGCATGGCCCCATGAAGGCCGTGCAGGGCGGTTGGCGTGACCATATGCTGACCTGCGGCCATAAGCATACATCGTTCGTCGGCGGGCCTCTCAAAGACCCTGCTACAGGGCTTCTGTCCTGGTCGATCCGCTGCGCTGGATACAAAGTCTTTGACCGCTATGTGGAGGAAAACGGCTTCCCGGATCAGAACGCCTTCCCAGCCTGCGTCACCATCATTGACCCAAGATTTGCTGATGACGACACGCGGCTGATTACGGTCATTCCTGATGTTGCGGAAGGTGCGGATTTCCTGAAATGGAAGCGGAGGAAAGCGGCATGAGCGGCACGGATGACGGCTGGGAAGACCTAGGCGATGACGTTTTAGAAGTCGCGCCGGAAATGCAGATTCCCGACATTCCGGGGTATCTGTTCCTCCGCGATGAAACCGATAAAGCCGAAGCCCGACGCGCATACGCTCTAAACTATGTGGTCTCAAACGAGGGCGGGTTTGCTCACAAATGGATTGAGCACTGGTTCCAGATCGACAAGATTTTGTCCGAGGGCTTCCCGCCAGAGGAAGCGCCAAAGCTGAAGGCAGTAAAATGAAGCGGATTCCGTCAAACACAATTAAAATCCCCACCACGTTCGGTCCCGTCTATGTTCACATTGACACAGACAGGCCATGCCACGTTGTAGGATGGTCTGTGGCTACCCCGCAGAAGCTTGAAAACACGGCGCTGTATACGTTCATAGAACAGCTCGTGTATAATCCTGACCCGCTTGGATAGCTTCCCATATTAGCTTCATGCGGTGAGAGGGCGGGGCATTAAGGAAGCCAGCGGATGTTATCCCATGACGCGCCCCACTCGCTTGCATGGTCCCGCAAAATCCTCATCTCGCGGCTGTTAAGGTACGCTCTCTATCTTCTCCTGAAGCCGCCTGTGCGCGTCTAGCGCCTCGGCAAGAGCATCAAGTAGAGCAATTGCCTCCTTGTTGCCCTCTGGC